TAGCAGCTCCAACAGAACCTGTAGTCCAAGTTTTCATTTTTCTATTGTCTGTTTGAGAAGCTCTATATCTAACGTGCAAGAAAGGTCTTTTTAAGTTTTTACCCATTTGTTGGTCATAAACAGTAGTAACACCTGCAGGTATCATAACACCTCTAATTGCGTTAGCACCAGCAGCAGCGTTAATACCACCTCTTGTAGCTAGATCATTTAAGTATCTAAAATCAGATTTGTAGAAGTCATAAGAACCTCTTCTAAATCCTGAGAAACCTAAATTTAATGCCATATCTTCTGAGTTGTCAAATACTCCGTAAGAAGTACCACCAGCTCCATAAGAATTCATTGAAGCTAGCATGTCGTCAATAGCTAAACTAGTAGCTCTGTTGACAAACATCATATACTCTTCAATAGCACCTTGCTTATCAAACTCAGCTAAGATAGCGTCAAACTCAGCTAAATCAGTAGCAGCGTTAACACCAGTAACACCAGAAGTAATATTACCTCTATCTTCAATAGCGTCAAATAAACCTTGACTACCAATTGGAGTAGAACCAGCAATAAAAACTTCATCAGCGTGAGAAGTACCGTCTTTAACAGCTTCTAACATTGCCATTTCTAAATAATCAGTAAATCTTGCTCTTGTATCAGCTTCAGCTTTTAAGTACCATAAATAACCTGATTGCCCAGCTTCTGCTGCAACTTCAACCCAACCAATTCTAGAAGCGTCTGATCCAGATACTTCGTAATAATCTTTCATAATAATTGGTTTGTTTGAAAATGATTTAAAATCAGGTTCGTTAGCAGTTCTTGCATCAGCGGAATTTCCACTTGTAGACGCCGTAGCGTTAGAAAAGTAAGAAGTACCTTTTGCGTATTCAGAACCATAAACTAAAATAGTTGTCGCATTGTTAGTTGCTTGTGCTGATAAGTTATCAACAGTATATGGAGAAACGTCAAGAACGTTATCATTTACTTTTATAACTAAACATTTAACAACGCCGTTTACAGAGTCAGCTACTATAATAGTATCATTAACTCTAACACCGTGATTAGCTGTTGAGCCACCACTTGTAATAGCTACACCATCAATATTTTTCTGTAAAGTTATTTGAGAAGCAGCGCCAATAGAGTTAACGTTAACACCACCTGCCGCAGCAACTGTACCAGTATATGATAAGTGTAATCTTCCTTGTTCAGACCAAACAACCTGATCAGATTGCATAGCCTCTTCCGCTCCAACTTTAGATAAGAAACCAGAAATAGTTCTCGGTCCGAAAACTTCAGCTTCTTTTTCCATTAAGTCAGGCAGGTATTGTTGTGACCAATCATTTGTGCCACTTGTAAAATCGATGTAGTTTGTTGATAATGCTACTTGCTGAGGAGCAGGAACACTATTCAAACTAGGTCCACCTGTAATTGCCATAATTTATAATTTTTTAAGTTAATTTTTCTTTCTAATTTTAAAAGATCTGTTTTTCATATCAGAAGAAGATTCACCTAAAGCTCTTACTTTAATACCACCTACGTTAACCTCGCCATGCGTTTGTCTAGGATCAAGATTTATATTTTTATCTTTAGCTATCCTATCTTTAATTGCATCAGCCTTACCTTGCTCATAAAAATGTTTAGCAATGCTATCAGCGTTCATAGCGGTATATAAAGACTTGTGATAACCCTCAGCGTCTTCAATAGTTGTACTATCATCGCCAACAAACTTGTTGACAAAATTATTAAGATCGCTTTGAGTTTTCTTTACTTTGTCTACATCTTTAACATTAAACCTATATTTTTTATCTCCAACATTATATTCAAAACCTTTGAAATTTTGTCCAAAGAAACTATCAGTTTTATTTAAAAATGTTCTATTACTTTTTTCAGTAAGTTTCTTCTGATTTTCAGAATCTTTATTGTATTTATGATAAAAATTAATAGCCTCTTGTTGTTCATCGGTCAACTTTGAACCAGCTTTAATTTCTTCATAGTATTTAGACTTCTGCCCGTCTAAGTAGGCTCTAGCCTCAGCAACTTGCTCTTTAAGGGCTATTTTCTTTTTACGTATTTGTTTTTCATCATCAACGCTATCATCGTAACCAAAGTTATCTTCTAAAAGAAAACTTCTTTCTTCTGGCGTTAAGTGAGATTTAGTACTTCTATAGTACTCATCTAATACATCAGAGTCGTCCATTTCTTTAACGTCCCTGTTTAATTTTACATAGTCATTTAAATCACCACCAGTTTCGTTCATAAACTCTACTAGCTTTTGTACACCTTCTGGTAAAGGTTTTCCAGTCGCTTCTGATTCAGCTATTGCCTCCTCGACAACCTCTTGTGCTTCTTGAGTTTCCTGCTCTGTGACTTCTTCCATTACTGGTTGCTCAGTTTCAACTGGGTTTTCAGTGGGTTTTTCGTCTATGTTTACTTTTGTTATATTATCCTCTTGCTTTACTTGAGGGGTTTTATCTAAATCTATTTTAATAACATCTGGATTGTCAGCGCTATCGAATTTAGATTCATCTATTGTTTCTTCTACAACCTCTTCAACTGGTTGCTCTTGATTTTCGTCTGTTGTTTCTTCAACAGAGTCAGTTACTTCTTCAGTAACTTCTTCGTTTAGTTCTATCATAATAAAATTTTATAAAAT